GCCTAATTTTTATGGGGCGTTTTCTGATTGAGGGGGGGGTAAATCAATCTCTCTCTAGTCCATAAACTAAACATTTTCGATAGATTTGTTCAAAATTCAGAAACGGAGGCGCCATGAGCGAAGAGAAGCTTAAGGTGGTCCCATTTCATGCAGACCACAAAAAGCAGGATGATGCAGTCATTGGCGTATCTGGAATTCCGCAGCCTCCGCCAGGGTCGCACCTGACCACAACAGGCAGACGACTCTATAACTGGATATGCAAGGCGCTCATTGCCGACGGACGCAAGATCGATGCCGCTGGGATGCAGATTGTGCTGCTTGTTCACACGTTCCTCGCCTGGTCCGACGACCTCAAGCTGTGTCTGGAATTTCATCGGTACAGCGTCAGCGAAAACGGAAATCGGTTCGAGCTGCCGCACAGCTACAACGAACGAAACGCGCGACAGGAAATTAAACGGGAGTTGCCAGAAGCATGTTTGACGGTGATGTCCCAAATCGAGGCGCGTCTGAAGGAAAGCAAGACAAAGGGCGGAGGATATCAGGACGACCTGTTCGGCGACCTCGTCGAACACGGACAGTCGCGGCCAAGCTTGAGCGCCTGATTCCGGAACCAACATCGCAACAAGAGTGGGATAGAGATTATGGGATCAGGGTCTTGCTCGGAGAAATCAACGTCGGTCGACTGGTTCGGCTGGCTGTCGAGCGACACTACACAGATCTGCAGCACGCGCACAAACGCGGCCTCGTTTTCAGCCCGTCGCACGGCTGGCACGTCATTTACTACATCGAAAGGTACTTTTGCCACATCAAAGGGCCGCTGGCTGGCCAGCCGATAAAACTCGACCCGTGGCAAAAATTCTGGACAGCCGTCCTCTACGGCTGGCGACGCCTTGATGGCCGCAGACGCTTTACCCGGGCCTATGAAGAGGTTGCCAGAAAAAATGGCAAAAGCACATGGAAAGGCCCGCAAGGAGCCTATCTGTTTATGATGGACGGCGAAATGGGCGCCGAAGTCTACGCCGTTGCCAGCACCCGCGAACAGGCAATGACCGTTTTCAAGCCGGCCTATGAAAATTTCAAGCGGTGGCAAAGAAAATCACCTGGCATTGCGCGCAGTTTTCGAATTTTCGAAGGAATGAACCAGGAGCGAATCGAAGCCGGCGCCTCGATTTTCAAGCCGATTGCCAGTAACGCCGACGCACAAGATGGCTTCAACCCGTCGGCCATCCTGTACGACGAACTGCACGCGCAGAAATCGCGCGAACAATGGGATGTACTTGAATCAGGATTCGGCGCCAGAGAACAACCATTGCTCTCAGCGATCACCACCGCAGGATTCATCCTCGACGGGATCTGCACCGAGATTAGAGGCTACCTCGTCTCAATCCTCGAAGGCCGGAGAAAAGATGACGACTTTTTCGGCTACATCTACACGCTGGATGACGGAGACGACCCGTTCAAAGAGGAAAACTGGATCAAAGCTAACCCAGGCATTGGCAGCTCGAAATCGATCGATTATATGCAAAGCATGGCGCGCAAAGCCAAAGCACTGCCCAGCGCGCTCACCAATTTCAAAACCAAAGACCTCAACATCTGGTGCAACGATTCTGAAGGCTGGATCGATATCGATGTATGGGATAAAGGCAACAAGAAATTCTGCAAGGAGTTGCTTGCCGGGCGAGAATGCTACGGCGGACTCGACCTCGCCAGCACGCGCGATCTTACAGCGTTCGCGCTCGTCTTTCCGCCAAAAGAAAACGGCGGCGACTGGTATGTCCTGGTGCAAACGTGGTGCCCTCGCGCGCGCGTGGAAGCGCAGGCCGACGACGCCGCGCCCTATGACCGGTGGGAAGCAACCGGCTGGCTCAGCGTGACGGAAGGCAACGTCACTGACTACGCGCCGGTTCGCGAAGCGGTGACTGCCGCCTGCCATACCTATGACGTTCGAGAGGTCGGCTTCGACCGATGGAACGCACAGCAACTGAGCAACGAACTGCTGGAAAACGACGTCCCGCTGGTGGAGGTCCCGCAAAACACAGGCGGCATGTATCCTGGCTCGAAAAAGCTCGAAGAACTGATTTACTCAAAACGATTCAGGCACGGCGGAAACCCCGTCCTGCGCTATGCCGTCGGCAACGTCGCGCTATTGCACGACACAAATGACAACTTCAGGCCGGATAAAAAGCGCAGCAAGCCAAACGGCCGAATTGACCCGGTCGTCGCAACAGTCATGGCATTGTCAAGAGCCGTCAATTACGTCGAAGACGCCGCACCCGAGATAATTATTTTATGAACGCACCCTGGTACAACGTCGAGCGTGTCAGCCAGCCGGGCAGTTCCATCCTCACGGCATGGAAAGCCGGCAGAGAAGCGGCTCGCTCCAGCCCAAAAGCGGCCGGTACGCCGCTTTCCGAGATTGTGCCTGGGTCCGACATCTACGAAATTCTCACAGGCGGGTATTCGTTGGGTGGCGCGGGTATGCCGGTCACCGAACAGACAACGATGACCATCGGCGCCGTGTACGCCTGCGTCAGCCTGATCGGCGGCGCGCTCGCCGCGCTCCCGTTTCACCTCTACAAACGCACCGACAAAGGGCGCGAGCGATACGACAGCGATATGTGGTGGCTGTTCAACGAGTCGCCGTATGGTGCATGGACGGCCGCAGCGGCCTGGCAGCATGCCGCGCAAAGTATCGCGCTGAAAGGCGACGCCTTCTGGCAAATCCATCGCGGATCGAACGCGCGCATGAACAGCGCCGCCATCCTAGGGCTCGAGCCGCATCATCCGGACCGCGTTGATCCCATCCTGAGCAACGGACGCCTGTTTTACCGTGTCCAGACGGTCCATGGGCAGATGCTCACGATCGACCAGGAAGACATGCTGCATTTTACCGGCATCGGGTTCGACGGTCGGCGCAGCATCACACCGATCCGTGCCGCATTGCGCCCGGCGGCAGGAATTGCCCTTGCCGCAGACGAATATGCCGGAGCGTTTTTCAAAAATGGCGCGCGCGCCGACTTCGCCATCAAGGCACCAGGGAAAATCAGCGAAGAGCAGGCCACCTTGTTACGCAACACCTGGGGAGCACGCCACGCGGGGCCGAGCAATGCCCACCTGCCGGCCATCCTGTCCGGCGGGCTCGATGTCGAAAAATTATCGCTCAGCGCCGAAGACGCGCAACTGCTCAGCACGCGGAAATTCCAGGTCGAGGACATCGCCAGAATCTTCGGCGTCCCGCCGCACATGATCGGCTACACAGAAAAATCCAGCAGCTGGGGAACCGGCGTCGAGCAAATGTCAATCGGATTCGTGCGTTACACCCTGCGACGATACATCGACGCCATACAGCAAGAGATCAACCGAAAAATCTGGCCGCGTTCGCGGCTTTTTTTTGGCGAATTTCTCGTCGATGCCCTGCTCGAAGGCGACAGCAAGACACAAGCCGAACTCTTTGCGAAAGCCCTGGGCGGTCCTGGCACGCAAGGCTATATGGCCGTCAATGAAGTCCGGCGGCTGAAGAACCTGCCGCCAATGGAAGGTTTTGACGACGTAATTCGATCGGGCGCCCAGCCCGGCGCCGCCACGGCAGATACACAAACAACGGAGGATTCAAATGCATCATCCACTGATCAAGCTGCTGGCCAATAATCGCAAGCGCGGGGCTTTCGCCGTCGTCGCGGGCATGCAGGCCGACGAAGCCACGATTTTTCTCTATGACATGATCGTCGATTCGGATATCGAGGCCGAATGGTTTGGCGGGATAGCGCCCGAGGCGTTCATCAAGCAGCTTACGGAGATCGATGCCAAGACCATTCACCTGCGCGTCAACTCGCCGGGCGGCTCGGTTTTCGCCGCCCGCGCCATGGAGCAAGCGCTGCGGGAGCACCCGGCTAACATCGTTGCACACATCGACGGGTTCGCAGCCAGTGCCGCTAGCGTCCTGATCATGGCCGCCGACAGCATCGTCATGGCGCCAGGCGCATTTCTTATGATCCATAAGTCATGGACCATGGCCTATGGAAACGAAACCGACATGCTGAAAACGGCCGATCTACTGCAGAAAGTAGACGCCTCGCTCGTCAAAACCTACGCCGCGCGCAGCGGCCAGTCGCCAGACGAAATCGCCGCCATGATGGCCGCTGAAACCTGGCTTGACGACGAGACATCGGTATCGCTCGGTTTTGCCGACAGCGTCTATTCAGGCGACGACAACAACACCTCGGCGCAAGCGGCCCTTTCAAAACCCTGGGATTTATCGGCCTACCAACACGCGCCCGCCGCAAAACAACCGACACCCATCGACAAACCCAATCCGCAACAAAAGCACGGACTTCACGATCGCGGCGCGCTTCAGCGTGCCGTCGCCGTGGCGACCCTTCCCGCCTGACGCTCACGCGCCAAGCAACCACCGCCGCCTCCGGGCGGCTTTTTTTTTGGAGCAAGAAAATGAAATCGATCCAAGCCATGCGTGAGCGCCGCGACCAACTGGCTCACACCCTGCACGACCTCGTCGACAAGGAAAAAACGCCCGAATGGAAGCCCGAACACCAGGCCACCTATGATCAATCGATGGCCGAAATCGGCGACATCGACGCAAACATCAAGCGCCACAACGACGCGATGACAGCCATCGCGGCCAATGCGGCAGACCACGGCGGCATTGCCGACGACATGCGACACGCCTTTACCACAACGCCCGGTGCGCATGGCGAAGAGACGGCGGCGATACGCGCCTATCTGCAAGGCGGGCTTAGCTTCCTGCAGCCCGAGCAACTCACCGCCATGCGCGCGCGCCAGGTCGGCGATATAGGTAACGCCATGCGCATGCCGCAAGGCGCCATGTCGACCACAACGCCCGGCGAAGGCGGCTACACCGTCGCACAGGAATATTATCGCCAACTCACCGAGTCGATGAAAACCTGGGGCGGAATCCGCGAGGCAGCACAGATCATCCAGACTGGAACCGGTGCAACAATGAATTTCCCGGGCACCGATGCAACGTCCGAAACGGGCGAACTCGTCGGACAAAACGCCGCCGTAGCCTTGGGCGAAACAACTTTCTCGAATGTGGCACTGGATGTCTATAAATTCTCGTCGAAGAAAATCGCCATTCCGTTCGAGTTGCTGCAGGACTCCATGTTCGACATCGAAGGCTATATCAATCGCCTGCTCGGGATGCGCCTTGGTCGCGTGACCGGCACCTACTTCACGACCGGCACAGGCTCAAGCCAGCCAAAGGGGGTGGTGACCGCGGCGGCCTCCGGTAAAGTCGGCACCACCGGACAGACGACCACCGTCATTTATGACGACCTGGTGGATCTGGAACATTCCGTCGATCCGATGTATCGGAAGGGAGAAAAAGTCGGCTTCATGATGGCCGACTCCTCGCTGAAGGTAGTGCGCAAGATTAAGGACAGCAGCGGTCGACCGATTTTCGTTCCAGGCTACGAACAAGGAAACCCGGGCGGCGCGCCGGATCGCCTGCTCAACCGCGCGATCTACATCAACCAGGATATGGCGACGATGGCGGCAAACGCCAAATCGATCCTGTTCGGCGACTTCTCGACCTACATCATCCGCGAGGTGATGGACATGACGCTATTCCGCATGGCCGACAGCGGATTCATCCTCAATGGCCAGATCGGGTTCGTGGCATTCAACCGCCAGGGCGGAAACCTGGTCGATGTGGGTGGCGCGGTCAAATACTACGCCAACAGCGCGACCTAAACAGCCGCGTTTTACTGTTTGGCACTGGAGCCGATGCAGGCTCCAGTGATTTTCATAGGAGCAAAAAGCAATGGGCACAAAAGTTCGAGTGCTTGTCGATTGCCTGGGCTACAAACCAGACCAAGTCGTCGATTTTCCCCCGTCCGTTGCCAAGCAACTGGCAGAGTCCGGACAGGTCGATCCAAATAAAGACGCGGTTAATTATTGCTTGAAAGAGCTTAACGCCGCCATCGTCGTTCACGCAGAATCCGTGCCGAAAGACGACACCACCCCCAAGGAGGGCCCCGCACCATGAACCACATCAAGAAGTTTTTATTCGGCCTGCTCATCGCCGTTGTATCAATAGGCGCACAAGCAACCGCACTCAGCGACAAATGGGAAAACAACCTGATCGACGGGATATTCCGAGGTCAAACGGTTACCTTCCCGGCCACTATCTACGTCGGCCTTACTACCGATGCTTGCACCGACTCGGCGTTGGGTACAGAACCCTCCGGAAATGCCTATGCCCGCGTTGCGGTCACGTCCTCGCTGGCCAATTGGGCTGGGACGCAAGCTGCCGCGTCAACCACGGCATCGACGGGCACAAGCGGGACGACCAGCAACAACGCCGTCATAACCTTCCCGACCAGCACCGGAGCATGGGGAACGGTCGTTGCGGTGCGTTTTTATGACGCACCAACCGCCGGAAACATGATCGCCTGCATTGCGCTCACATCGTCGCTCAACGTCAGCGCGTCCGGATTTACGCCAAGCTTCCCGGCCGGGTCACTCACATTCCAGATCGATAACTGAAGTTAAATACAGAAGGTTATTATGGCTACCTACAGTGAACTACACGCATTGCGCGGATCGTCGACTGCAAATTCTCTCAAAGAGAAAATTGCCGTTGCGATTGCGATCAAGGCCAACGCCATTTCAAAACTGGCTACCCCCACGGCAGAGCAAAGGAAATTTGCTATCAATGCTCTTGGCAACCCGAACACTTATCTTGACACGGTGTTTAATTACATCCTGGCGGACTACAACACGGTAACAGTCGCGCAGATTACAGGCGCAGTAGATGCGTCTGTCCAAACGGCTGTGAATAGTGCTGTTGATACCCTGCTCGGAGCCTAATCATGGCTATCGGCACAAACGACGCAATCAACAAATTCGCGGCAGCTCTTGATACTGTCAGTGTCAGTGGTGGCACTGCATCCGTGGCGAGTGGCGCTTACAGCGTTGCGGGTGATGTAGTCTCAGGCGGCTGGACGAATGACGAGAACGCTATCCGGGCGTCATTCGTGCTCAAGTTCCAGTATCCCTCCGGGACGATTAATACTGGCGGGATACAGCTACTAGCGCGGCTGAAGGCGGTGGATAGCACCAATGATGAGCCTGCACTGACAGCCAACTGGACCGGAAAATTTTTGGGCAGCTTTCAGACTGGGACAGGCATGTCTGCAACTACCGACTATTACGTTGAGTTGGGGCCGGTAGCACTTCCCGCGATTAACGCCAGCCAGAATTATGGGTTCTACCTACTCAACAACTGCGGCGTCACGATGACCGCAGGCTGGACGCTCAAGGTGCGCGCAATCACTCCCGGCCCATCTGCGTAAGGCATAGCCCATGCCGTACATTCTCACCCGGCGCGTAAGGACCAGCCAGCCTCAACAGGCTGTCCGCGCAAAGTCGGAGTGGTTAGATAAAGGCCTGTACACGGCCACCTACGGTGGGTTTGGGGACGTATTAGCCCCCCACACTATAGCTCTCCCAGAAGATACCAGTCTGACACCGGGCAGGACTGGCATTTTACTGTCACAAGCGGTTGCGGGGAGCCAGTCGACCGGCATCAGCTTCCCTAAGCGAACTCTATCCGCACGGACGGAATTGTTTATACAGGAGTGTGCATCACGTAAAACGTATGGCAGGTGGTTAAGTGATAACGCGGTTAAAGATTCCTTTCGTGGGGAATATTCCGACACAGAATTAGACTGGTATGTGCACGGAAGTGGATGGAATTCCTCGGAATGTATATTTAGTGGCTGGACGCCGTCCACGCTTGTTGGTGGGCCTAGGACGATACTTGGGAAATGGGGCAAGGATGTCAATGGGGGGTATGGCCGAGTATTTGTAGGCGGCAACGAGATTACAAGAACCGGCGGGACCCCGCTAACCGGGGATAGCGACCGCACTCAATCTTCTGCCAGTAACTACACGGGGGCTTGGCAGGATGTAAGCGGCATAGGGCTGTTTGTTGCGTTTTCTACGTGTCTAAGTGACGAGGACACATATCGGCTACTAGAAAACCCGTGGCAAATCTTCGAGGACGAAGAAGATTACATCTGGATACCTGAAGCGGGTGGCGGAGTTTCAAACATCGCCGCCAGCGGCACCGTACAGGCCAGCGGAACCGCATCGCCTGCGGTCGCGGTGGCGATGTCCGGCGTCGGTGCCTCGCTCTCATCGGGGACCGCAGCAGATCGTGTGACCGTAAATATCGGTGCCGCCGGTCTCGCTACCGCAGCGGCTACGGCGGGAATATCTGCACAAGTGCTGCTGGCTGGCGCCGCCGCCGCACTGGCTTCCGGCAACGCCACGCTCGCCGCCACGCTCAACGCCCTGGCCGCCGGTGCTGCGCAATCCAGTGGTACGGCAACGATCAATAGCGGTGTCGCTGGCGCGCTGGCTGCGGTCGGCACCGACGTGGTGTCGGGCAGCGCGCCAATCCGTGTCACGGTGTCACTCGGCGCCAGCGGAAGCGACGCCGTGGGCGGCAGCGCGGCGATTGTCGGCAGCCCGATCAGCCCGCTTTCAGGGGCCGGCGTCGATGTGGTGTCGGGGAGTGGTGCGGCGGTTATCAACGTGTCTTTATCGGCTGCCGGGTTTGTGCAGGCGATGGCCGCAGGTCAGCTTTCAATGCAGGTCAGGCTTTCGTCTACGGGAGCCAGCGTCGTTTCCGGCGTGGCGGGAATCACGTCGCTTGGCGTAACCGTTGATGCGCCAAATGGCTATGGGCCGAAAATCATTCGTCCCAAGACGAGGCGTCCGGCGAACCTCGGCGGCATAATATTTTAATCAGGACAGACCATGAGCTATAAACGCATCGTCGCACCGACGGAAGAGCCTGTCACACTATCTGAGGCCAAGTTGCACTTGCGCGTCGATTCATCTGCCGAGGACACGCTGATTGGGGCGTTGATCACCGCCGCGAGAGAACAGGCCGAGCACATCACCGGTCGCGCCTTGTGCCTGCAAACGTGGGATTTGATCCTCGACGCGTTCCCGCCGGCGTTCAAGCTCAGCTACCCGCCGGTACAGTCGGTCTCCGAAGTCGTCTATCTTGACGCCAACGGGGCCAGCCAGTCACTGACGCTCACCGACACGCTGCTCGACAACGCCGCGAGTCCGGCCTATCTGGTGCCGGCCTATGGCAAGGCGTGGCCGGAAAGCTACGCCTTGCCCAACGCCGTTCGCGTGCGCTACGTATGCGGCTACGGTGGCGCCGACGTGGTGCCACAAAGCATCAAGGCGTGGATGCTGCTATGCATCGGCACGCTGTACGCCCAGCGCGAGACGTTTGTCGCCGCGCAGGCCGCGCCCATGCCGAATAGATTCTGGCAGGGCTTACTCGACCCATTTATTGTCTGCGAATACGCATGATTGCGGCCGGAGAATTCACCGAGCTGATCACGTTCCAGCAAAAAAACGTCATCCGCAACGGCATCGGAGACGAGGTGGTTACCTGGTCCGACGTGGCAAAGATCGGAAGAG